GATTTTGTATGACAGAAAAAATTCCCAATTACGGTACAAAAATATTAAAAAAATTGCGTGAGCAAGCGCCAATAGAATGGAAGAAAAAATATGGCGATGAACTCAATTATATAATAACCTTTGTTGGTGGTAATAAAAATGGTGCTGTGTATAAAGCAGACAATTGGAATGAAATAGGATTCACATCTGGTCTACCACAACACAAATCAGTTAGTATGAAATGGCACAATAAAGAAGAACTAAAAGACTTGTTTGTTAAACCTACAGGTGATAATAAAAAAATTATTTTTATTAAAAAATTATAATGACAGACATAATTCTACATAAAAAAAATGAAGCGTTCATTCAGTTTGAGTGTGACAGAAGTATTGCACAAGAACTCTCGGAATACTTTACTTTTTTTGTCCCAGGTTATCAATTCACTCCCGCATACAAGAGTAGAGTATGGGACGGTAAAATTCGTCTTGCGGATTTAAGGACTTTTACCATCTATCATGGTTTGGTTCACTACATTCAAAAATTTTGCCAAGAAAGAGACTACACATTAGAGATTGATGATGATGTAATTGTAACAGAAAACTTCTCTCTAATTGAGGCAGTAGATTTTATTCGTTCATTGGATTTGCCTTTTGAGCCAAGAGACTATCAAATCAAATCTTTTGTTAATGCAATTCGCAATAGAAGAATTTTGTTACTGTCTCCTACTGCATCTGGAAAGTCTCTTATATTGTATCTTATCGTGTGTTATATGCAACATATGAACTCTAACGCCAAAGGACTTTTAATTGTGCCAACCACATCTCTTGTTGAACAGATGTATAAAGATTTTGCGGATTACGGATACAACTCAGAAGAATACTGCCATCGACAATACTCAGGTAAAGAGAAACACACAAATAAGTTTCTTACTATTACTACATGGCAATCAATTTACAAAAATGATAAAGAATATTTCGAACAATTTGATTTTGTTCTTGGTGATGAGGCACATCAATTCAAAGCCAAATCTCTCACCACAATATTGTCTGGTTGTTCAGAAGCTAAATATAGAATAGGTACCACAGGTACTTTAGACGGCACACAAACACATAGATTAGTTTTAGAAGGTTTATTTGGACCAGTTTACAAAGCAACAACTACAACAGAGTTAATTGAGAAGGGTCAACTTGCGGATTTTAAAATTAAATGCTTGGTATTAAAATATCCTGATACTTTGTGTAAGCAAGCAAAAGAGTGGGATTACAATACAGAAATAGATTACATTGTTCAAAATAAAGCAAGAAATGATTTTATTCGAAATCTCACACTTTCTTTAGATGGTAACAGTTTAGTTTTATTTCAATTTGTGGAGAAACATGGTAAAGAACTTTATGCAAATATTAAAGAAAAAACAGGTAAAAGACAAGTATTTTTTGTATTTGGAGGTACTGATGTTGAAGTTCGTGAATCCGTTCGTGCTATTACAGAAAAAGAAAAAGATGCTATTATCGTTGCTTCTTACGGCACTTTTTCTACTGGGATTAATATTAGGAATTTACACAATGTTATTTTTGCCAGTCCTTCAAAATCCAGGATTCGCAATCTACAGTCGATAGGCCGAGGACTCAGAAAAGGTGATAATAAAGAACAAGCAATTTTATTTGATATTGCTGATGATTTTAGAATAGGCAAATTTACCAATTATACACTTAAGCATTTTATCGAAAGAGTTAAGATTTATGATGAGGAAAAGTTCAATTATAAATTTTACAATATAGAGTTAAAAAATGGAAACAACCAACAGTAGTATTAAAATAGTTCGCCTTCAAAGTGGTGAAGATATCATTGCAGATATGCACCAAGATGAAGAAAAAGGCATCATCATGTTGGAAAATCCAATGCATATTATATTTAAAAGAATTCCTTCTGGCCAAACAGTAATGATGATGATGCCTTGGTTGCCAGTTGAATTAATCAAAGAAAATTATGCCATGATTTACGATTCGGACATTTTGACAATCATCGAACCTAAAGACAATCTTATTAAGTATTATGGTAACATTGTCTTGGAAACAAACGAAAAACTTTCTCAGTCTTTAGATTATGAGGAAGAAGGCGAGGATGAAGAGGAAATTGAAGAGGAAGAAGAAAAGGTATCTACTAAAGAAGATATTTTTGAACTACTAAAACAAAGAAAACGGAATCAATTACATTAATTATTTTCAAACAGGACACCATGATGTTACACGTTGTCAAGCTTTTTGTCAACATGTTTATAGGTAATAATGAAAATAATACTTGAAAAATGTTCCATTTAAGAATATACTATACAAAACTTTCTAAGGTGAACTATGAGTGATAAAAAACCTAAACATTATGTAAACAACGCAGACTTTTTACAGGCATTGATTAGTTATCGTGGTGCTTGTGCTGAGGCAAAAAAACAAAACCAAGAAGATCCACGAATACCTAATTATATTGGTGAGTGTTTCTATAAAATTGCAGACCACCTGTCTCGTAAACCAAACTTCATTTCTTATTCTTTCCGAGATGAAATGATTGCTGATGGCATTGAAAACTGCCTGATGTATTTTCGTAATTTTGACCCCGACAAGTCAAAGAATCCATTTGCCTATTTTACACAGATTATCTACTATGCATTTCTTCGCCGAATTATGAAAGAGAAGAAACAACTGTATGTCAAATATAAGGCAACAGAACAATTTGGTATATTAGATGAAGCAGAAATGTTTGAGGATTCGGAAGGTAACATGAAACAGTTCCAACTTTACGATAACATCTCCGAGTTCATTTATAATTTTGAAGAAAGTAAGAGAAAGAAAAAAGAAAGTAAAATAAAAGGTCTTGAAAAATTTATGGAGGAAGATTTGCCTTGAAACTATTGACAATTCTTTTGATTTTATGTACAGTATATGGATGTGTAATTGTTAAAGATCAATGCACAGTTGAAAAGCCGTGTGTTATACCTCAAATAAAAATTATGGAGTGGTAAATGGACAAAACAAAAGTTGAACATCACATTAAACACCTAAAAGATAAACATAAACAAATTCAACTTGATTTAACTGAGGCAACAGAACAATATGATGATATTCTTGCATCCAAATTAAAAAAAGAAAAATTGAAATTGAAAGATGAAATTGAAAGGTTGAAAAAACAAATACAATGAAATTATGCATACTTGGTGATACCCACTTTGGAGCAAGAGGGGATTCTTTAGACTTTCACAAATATTTTCAAAAATTCTATAGTAAGATATTTTTTCCATATTTGACAGAACATGATATTAAAATTGTTGTTCAAATGGGAGACCTGTTTGATAGACGAAAATTTATCAACTTCAACACACTTTATCTAGCCAGAAAATATTTTTTTAATAAACTCCAAGAAAAAAATATTCAACTATACACTTTTGTTGGCAACCATGATGTTGCCTTTAAAAATACCATTGAAGTAAATTCTCCGGCATTATTGTTGAACGAATACAACAATATTTTTCTTGCAGAAAAATTCCATACCGAAAACTTTGATGGTGTGGATATTGATATTGTGCCTTGGATTTGTGATGAAAATGAAAAAGAAATCTTTCAGAAAATGAAGGAGTCGAGATCACAGATTTGTTTTGGACACTTTGAGATTGCCGGTTTCGAAATGGACAAAGGCAATATTTGCGACCAAGGCCTTGACAAAAATTCTTTAAGCAAGTATGATGTTGTGTTGTCTGGCCATTTTCACCACAAATCTTCTGATGGTAACATTACCTATGTCGGTACTCCATATGAAATGACTTGGGCTGACTATAACGACCCAAAAGGTTTTCATATTTTTGATACTGAAACTAGAGAACTTGAATTTGTAAAAAATACATTCTCAATGTTTAACAAAATTGTGTATGATGATGGTGAACAAACTTTTGAATACTGGAATGAATATGATTTCAATCCACTTAAAGAAACTTACCTGAAAGTTGTTGTTTTGAATAAACAGAATCCCTATTTGTTCGACCATGTAATCGATAAAATTTACAAAATAGGCGTTTCAGATTTAACTATTGTTGAAGATTTTACCGATCTTGCAATTATTGATGACCAAGAATTGATTGATCAGGCAGAAGACACAATGACAATACTTTCAAAATTTATTGATAACTTAACATTGGATGTTGAACCGGAAAAGTTGAAAACAATAATGCGTGAGTTATATGTTGAAGCTCTGAATACAGAAGTTGCTGAATGATTTTATTTCGAACTATAAGATGGAAAAATCTATTAAGTACCGGTAATTACTTTACAGAAGTCAATCTGTCAAGTAACGCTAACACATTGATTGTTGGCGAAAACGGTTCTGGCAAAAGCACAATGCTTGATGCTTTGTGTTTTGGTTTATTTGGTAAACCGTTTCGTGATATCAATAAACCCCAACTTTTAAATTCAATCAACAACAAAGAGTGTGTCGTTGAAGTTGAATTTGATACTGCAAACAAATCTTATAAGATTCGCCGTGGCATCAAGCCAAACATTTTTGAAATTTATTGTAATAATGAATTGGTTAACCAAGATGCCGCAGTTAGAGACTACCAAGAATTCTTAGAAAAGTTTATTCTCAAACTGAATTACAAATCTTTCACTCAAATTGTAATTCTTGGATCGGCATCATTTACGCCTTTTATGCAATTAAAGGCATCTGACCGTAGAGAAATCATCGAAGACCTACTTGATATTCAAATATTCTCAACAATGAATAGTTTGGTTAAAGAGAGACTGTCATCCAATAAAGAACATACAATAAATGTTAAGCACAATCTTGATTTATCCCAACAAAAATACGATTTACACAAAAAACATATTGAGGATAAAAAGATTAATAATGACACAAAGGTAAACCAATATGTACAAGAAATACAAAGTAATCAGTCTGTGGTACAAACCTTACATGATGAAATTAACGAACTTGCAGGAGAAGTATCGAACCTCTCCAACCAGGTCGCTAGTAAAACTGAAATTGAGAATAAGGTCAAGAAACTTGGAAAACTTGAATCGCAAATTGAAAGCAACTTATCCAAATTTCGAAAAGATATACATTTCTTTGAATCAAATGATAATTGTCCAACATGCCGGCAAGCCATTGCCTTGGGGTTTAAAGAAGAGGAACTTACTAGTCTCTCCGGTAAAGTGCAGAAATGTGAGCACGGCCTCAGTGAACTAGAACAGAAGTTGGTTGATGAACAACAGAAATTGAATGAGATTGCGTCCATTCAATTGCAAATTCAAACCAAACAAATTGATATTGCGACTAAAAATACAACAATCATCGAAACAAATAAATTAATTCTTCGGTTGCAAACTTTGATTGATGAACTTAAAAAATCTTCGGTAGTGACAGACTTAGAAGAACAACAATTAAACGACATAAAAGAACAATTAACTGAGTTAAACAATCAAATAAGAACGCTTATTACTGAGAAGACTTATTTGGAGACTGCTTCTACCTTGTTGAAAGATACGGGTATCAAAACTAAAATTGTCAAACAGTATTTGCCTGTTATCAATAAACTGGTTAACAAGTATCTTGCTTCGTTAGACTTCTTTGTGAACTTCAACCTTGACGAATCGTTTAAGGAAACAATCAAGTCTCGGCACCGTGATGAGTTTACTTACAATAACTTTTCTGAAGGTGAGAAACAACGAATTGATATGGCATTAATGTTGACATGGCGTGCAGTTGCTAAATTGAAGAACTCATCGAATACCAATTTGTTGATTTTGGATGAAACTTTTGATTCATCACTAGATGCCAATGGAACAGAAGAACTAATGAAAATCCTACATATGTTAGAAGGTGTAAATTTATTTGTTATCTCACATAAAGGTGATATCCTACAAGATAAATTTATGAATGTTATTAGATTTGCCAAAGAAAAGAATTTTTCGAGGATAACTAAATGAGTGAAATTTTAACTATTGATACTGGTAAATCATTATCACCTAAGAGTAATGAACCCATCAATCCTTTACCGTTATTTGATGAACACCATCCGATGTTGGTCCACTCTATTCCGGAATATAAAGAAGTCTTACCCAATACACGAATGAGTAGATTGATAGCGTCACTAAAAATGACGATGAAACTTTATGGCGGAATAGGTCTTTCTGCAAACCAATGTGGCATACATGAAAGAGTCTTTGTTATTGGTTATGAAGATTTTTTTATTTCGTGTATCAATCCTAAAATTTTATCCAAATCAGAAAAAACAGTTAAGGATGTAGAAGGTTGCCTTTCTTATCCAGGACTCTCTTTAAAGCTTGACAGAGCTGAAACCATTGATGTAGAATATACAAATGAGAAGGGTGAGATTATTCATCAAACATTATCGGGTATTACCGCAAGATGTTTTCTACATGAATTCGACCATATGAACGGTATAAGATTTACAGATCATTTGGGTCCTGTCGCATTGAAAATGGCAAAACAGAAACAAGAAAAATTGATTAAGAAACACATTCGTAAACAAAAGAAAAAATGAAAATCACAATTGCACGATTGAGAAGTGGCACAAATTATAAAACGCCATTACATGATATTATGGATTCGTTCTATGAGTTATACAAAGAATATATTTCTAAAAATTCACAACATACTTATGGTGTTTGCAACTTTGGATGGAATGCCGCCAATCGTAAGAAACTAGATGACATTATTGATGCAGATGTGATTTTGATCCCGAGTGAGAACGAATTCTTTCAACACATCAAGGGGTATGTTGACCCAAGACACAAAGAAAGGTCTGATGAATTCATTCATCAAATTGGTGAATATCTGACAAACAAACATGTCATTTTGTTGCGTAGTGACCGTGCAGATAACGAAGAACTATATCGTACAAGAACATTTAAAGATCAACCAATCGGTAAGTTTTCCATTTTTGATGAAACAGATTTGCCTGGTGGTCTTCATGGACTAAAGTATCATTTTATAAAAGACAATTTGCCAGCTAAATTGTTCGATTCGGAAAGACAATTTGATTTTATATACTGGGGTTGTGATAAAAGGAAATTGATTGACAATGTTGAATCAGGTGATGAACGACACCTAGTTTTCAAACAAATCAAAAAAGACGGCAGAGTTAAATCTTACTTTATTGGCAAATATAATGCAATTGTGCCTGATAAAAAGATTGATTCGATGTATAATTTACTTCCGTTGTTGACTGAAGGAAAATCCACTCTTTGTTTTAATTGGTTAGACCCTACCGCAGTTACCAGTAGATACCACGAAGCCATGGCATGCGGCATATTACCATTTGTTTGGAAGAATTATGACACAAACAATTTACTTGTCGCAGACCAATGGCAAAGAGTAGAATCAGTCGAGGAATTTTACGATAAATTGCCTGAAGTAGAAAAACGATTTGGTGACATTGAGAATTATTATATCGAAAACACAATGAAACCCAAATCATGGTATTATGAAAATTTTGAGAAAAGATTGAATGAGCTCTTATAAATTTGACCCGAAAGATGATGTAGAAACACAATGGCAGAAATGGCGAGATTCTGAACAAGAATTCATTGATGTTGATGAAAGCGAACTCCGTGAGAAGACAATTAAGGAACTGACCTATGTTTCTCAAATGGATGTGCGTGAATACACACTCTTTCAAAAATGGTGTGAAGTACAAGAAAAGTATCCCACTATTACGGTAAATGATTTGTGGGAAGGCGAAACAAAAGTACTTGAAGATGAGAAACAACGCCGAGCAATTGCAGAAGTTAAATCTAATTTTTGGATACAGTCTGATCCCGATGATTACCTCAAACTAGAACCAGAACTACTTTATACAAATAAAGAAGATGACCTGCCAGAATTGTGGAATACAATTCGTACTTTTTCTTCTACAATGAAAAACAATTCAAACATTGGCAGAAATCTAAACTTTGTTGTTCGTGATAAAGTTACCAAAAAATACCTTGGCGTTATTTGCATCAGTTCCGACTTCCTCGATTTGACACCCAGGGATAATTATATCGGTTGGTCAAGAGAAATTAAAACTCAAGGTGCTATGATTAATCATACCGCAATTGGTTCAACAATTGTTCCATTACAACCTCTTGGTTTCAATTATGTTGGAGGTAAATTACTTGCATTGTTGTGTTTATCTGATACCGTTCAACAATTGTGGGAAAAATTATATGGAGACAGACTTGTTTCCGTAACAACAACATCGCTCTATGGTAAAACTAAAGCCGGAGGTCTTTCACAATACGATAATCTAGATTACTGGCAACCAATGGGATTCACTTCAGGTTCTGTTTCATTTGAACCATTAAAAGATACTCGTTACTTGATTCGTGAGTGGTTAAAAAAGAATCACACAAGAAGGTATTTTGAGTGGTATGTTGCCAAGAAACCAAGTGGACAACCACATAAGCGTGATCATAAAAATCGTTCATTAAACTTTACCTACTCCAAATTGGGAATTCCATCCGAACTTATTCGATCAGAACACGCTCGGGGAATTTATTATACACCCTTATATGATAAAACTTGTGAATTTCTCCGTAAAGATTGTGAATTAAATGAACTAACTAAATCGTTTGATACAAGTGTTGAATCTTTAACAAACATTTGGAAACAAAAACACGCCAAACCTAGAATAAAACAATTGGTTAAAAAAGATAAAGTTTCTACCGAATCTTTGTTTTACGATGATTTGTGTTTTTTAAGTTGGGAAGATGCCAAGGCAAAGTACCTTCCACAAGTAGGTAGATAACCAAAAAAGGCTTGACAATTTCCTATAAATAAGATAGAATGTCCTTATTCGTGCGGTTAGTCCGAGACAACCTACCCCAGTAGGCAGACAGGTTTAACTCCTGTTGACCGCTCCAAATACTTGATCCTATTGACTTTCCGACTGTTGCTTTTATACAACAATGATGGTTGACAATTCGTTTGATACCTGTTATAATTGTAGTATAAATTGGTAAAGGACAAATAATGACATTTACTGTCGAACAAAAATCTCAGTTGGCCAGATTGATGGCAACTGAAAATCTCACGGTACAACACCAAAAAATTCAAACTGCAAAATTCGATCCAACCAATCGTATTTTGTATCTGCCAATCTGGCAAAATATGTCTGGCTTCATGTATGACCTTTTAACAGGACATGAAGTTGGTCATGCATTATACACACCTGCTGACGGTTGGCATGATGTTGCAACCGACAAAACCAAAGGTCGTTTCTATAAAAACTTTTTGAATGTGGTCGAAGATGCCCGCATAGAAAAAAAAGTTCAGCGCAAATATCCTGGTCTCCGTTCATCATT